CAACGGCGACTCTGCCAAACAACCCCCGTTACTTGGCAGCGGCCCGGTGAACAACGCCTGAATTTCGCAAGACAGTTCGTGACGGACACGTGTGGTGTGGTAGCGTGTCCGTCATGGCTGAACCAATCCAGATCAACCTGACAGGGGTCAACCCCAGTACGGTTCACCTTCACATCACAATGTCAAGTGACAACCAAGAAATTCTGTCCCGACTCACTTCAATGGAGAACACCATGTCCGCACTTTCCGACGCAGTTGACGCCCTCATCGAGCGAATCAACACAGATGTCACCGAACTTCAGCGCCTTCTTGCCGAGAAGGACGCCCTCCTGCAGGCTGCTCTGGCGACCGACGCCGCCGACGCCGCCACGATCGCAGACCTCACGGCGCAAAACGACGCCAAGAACGCCGAGATTGCCGACACGATCGCCCGCATCCAGGCGATCGACCCGGTGACGGATTTCCCTCCGGCTGGGTGACTGACAGCGACACAGAAGTCACCCCGATCATCCACGGTGTGAAGTCAATGCTTCGCACCGTGGATGATCACGGCACCAGATACACGTGTCTGATGTTCGTGTGTCCCGGTTGCGCGCTAGAACAGACACTTCCTGACGGCACTCCATACAAGTCAACCGGCTTGCACATGCTCCCGGTCAACACGACAGCCAAGTCGCCGTCGTGGACTTGGGACGGCAACCTGGAAGCGCCGACGCTCTCGCCGTCGATCTTGACGGGCCGCGGCTCACCGAACATCTGCCATTCGTTCTTGCGAGTGGGCGTGTTTGAGTATCTTGGCGACTGCACGCACAAGTACGCCAACCAACAGGTGCCGATCCCCGATCTTCCCGATTGGATTCTTCATGAACCCGACGAAGAGTAATCAACCCTGCACGGACAGGGACCAGATACGGTCATTTCGCGCTTAAAATGCTTGAAAACCAGCGCGAAACGGCACGAATCTGGTGAAATTAGGAAGAGAAACGGTCTCTTTTGGTCAATTCCGGAGCCATTTCGGGCACTATTTCAAAGAATTCGCAACTAATTTGGCAAGACATTTGACACCATTTCGGGCCGGTGTTACGTTCGGGGACCCACATACCCCCTGGTAGATGCTCTGTTTCGTGAACGGAGGGACCCAAGGGCCGAACACACAGAGAGCCACGCTGTGAACAATGCAACCGAAATAGCCAAGTTGTTAGCAGGAAATCTCATCGAGCGCCGTGACGTGAAGGCGATTCAGACATCGAACGGCGATTACTGGCCGCATCGAGATGGACCGCAGCAGAACTACAACGATCGCCCGCTGATTCCGTTCAGCTTGGACAGCTTGGTTGCCCACGTCGAGGGCCGTCAGACCTTCGGTCACTACTTGGTGAACCCCGAAACTGGAACAGTCAGGTGCTTCGTGTTCGACATCGACTTCAACAAGAACAGCATCTACTTTCCTGACGGGCCAGACAACCCGAGTGTGATGATCAATCCCAGAGAGGTCTGGGCGGGACCGACGACACAAGCCAAGCGTGATCTTGCTCTACAGGTCTACGCGATGGCTGACGGTCTCGCCAAACGCACACAGAAACTGTTGGGCTGCAAGGTCATTGTCTGCTATTCGGGCAACAAAGGTCTGCACGTCATCGGCTGTCTGGACCCGCGGACGCCAGCAGATCAGGCTCGCGCTTCAGCCGTTCAGGTGTTGGAGTCTTTAAAGGTGTTTGAGCCACTCAAGGGAAACAACTTCTGGAAGCACACGATCGGCTATCCGAGCCTGGAAATCGAGGTCTTTCCCAAGCAAGACGGTGTGAAATCTGACGGCTACGGCAACCTGGTGAGGCTCCCGTTGGGGATCAACCGCAAGAGTGGGAAGCCTTCGTTCTTCTTGCGACTCGACGTGGAGTTTGGCAAGTTCGTCATCGATGACCCGCTTGAAGTTCTGACAGCAGGGAGTCTCCGATGAAGGTGCTCTCAACCGAAGAGGTCGTCACAGCAGTTACGGAATCTCTGATCAACATGGCGGCGATCATGGCTCCGATCATGGAAGCTATGTCTGGTTACAAGGCACAACTTCAAGATCAGGGGTTCTCTGAATCTACCGCTGAACAGATGTGCGTCGAATATCACAAGCTGATCATCGACAGAATTCGGGGTTAGCTGTGCCAGCCCCTGATATTCCTCGCCTACCAGATGAGTCTCTGACTGACTACGTGCGGCGTCGCGCCGCTATCCTTGGCATCGAATTGCCAGAGAAACCACCGGACATCCCACCACCTAAACAGGAAAAGTACTTCGATCCGGATTTGGTCCCCGACGATCCAACACCAGACAACTTCAAGCGTGAGCGCATGGAGATTGATGCGGTTCTTGGTCGCCTGGATATCGTAGAAGCCTACAACCTCTACTGTCGCAAGATGGTCTGTGATCCAAAGGGCAAGACTGAATCGATCATGGTCTCTTGTCCATTCCCTGGACACGAAGATCGCCACCCATCTGCCTGGCTGACACTCGACAAGGGTGACGGTGGCGTCGGCAACTGTCCACAGGACGGCGGGTTCGACAAGTACGACATCGCAGCTTGGCGTTACGGGTTTGACGTGCCTGGTTACAAGGACGGCAAGAACTTCCCAGAGTTACGGCGACGTATGGCGGAAGGTCTTGGCTGGACGCTGATGGTGGCGGGAAAAGAGTCTTGGCTGGAGAGGACCCAGCCGCCAACAACAGAAACACCGGCAACTGATCCCGTTGCGACTTCGCAATTCCCGGTAGCGCCGCCGATTGAATCGGAAGATGATGATGCAATTTCTCCATACCCACTTCATACCCACTTCGAGAATAACGAAGATGACGAAGAAGCCGGATTCAACTACGCGCAGCTTCCAGTCATCTTGGAAGGAGAGGACAACTTCTTGCGAGCATGGATGACTGAGATGTCGAAATCGACTCAGCCAAATGAATTCTACTTTTTCCTTGGTCTTCTGGCTCTTGGTCTCGCTAGTCACAACAATGTGATACTTGTAGATGAAACTCCGGTTAGGTCGAACTTGATGATTTGCTTGGTCGGTGGAACTGGAACTGGCAAGTCACGCAGTATCGACTGGTTCAAGATGTTGTTACGTCAAGCTGTTCCTTATCACTACGACACTTCGGCGGGCGTGCGTATCATCTCTGGTACAGGATCAGGCGAGGATTTGATCGATCAACTGGTCAACATCACTACAGACCCGGTGACGAAAGACAAGACAAGTCATCCAGTACATGCCATTTATCTCGAATCTGAGATGGAAGGTTACATGGCAAGGATCAATCGCGCAGGCTCAACGATGCGATCAGTTTGCATGAACTTCAATGACTCGTCTGATGACGTAATACGTAGTTCAAGGTCGGGCGGCATGGCGATTGCCAAGGGACATTACCTGAGTACGTTGACCACAACTCAACCGAAACGACTTAGCCACTTACTGACAACAGGTGACGCGTCGAGTGGATTCTTGAATAGATGGATCTTTCCGTTTGGAACGGAGAAGTTCAGACCATCGATTTCGGACGTAAAGATCGATCTGACTGAGGCCGCTGACCTACTTGCCAAGGTTCGTGGGTGGGCATCAGGTGGCAAAGAAGTTTCACTGAAACTTGATCCCGAGGCAGTGAAACTGTGGGACGAATTGGTGCAAACCGAAATTCGGCAGATGGAGGCTACTGATAACTTACTGGTATCTCGCATCGAACTGATCAGCAAGAAGATACTGCTGACTTTTGCGATTAACAGTAATTCAACTTGGATAACAGCTAGCCACGTGCGTTCCCTGATGATGCTGTTTCCTTATTTGAAGAAGTGCTACGGGATTGTGGAAAGAAATGTTGGCGTGACACAATTGGAAGAATGCACTGAAGTCATAAGAAAGTACTTTGCTTTTCGTCCGAACAATGATATAACCATGCGGACGCTTTCAAAGCAGAGTGGTGCCCGCAAGTTTGATACCTTTCTCCGAATTAGAGCGTTAGAGAATCTGGAAAAGGGAGGGGAGATAGTGCAAGTTCCTAGACCAAAGAACGTAACGGCTCCCATGTGGCGTTACAATCCAGATCAACCAGTAGCTCTTGCTCAAGTGATTCCGATTCGTCAATGACACAAGATCGCGGCGGTGAGACAGTAACTCACTCAGATCGACTGGCATCATCGTCGGAGTGCTCCGTGGCTGGAAGCTGTCTCGCCGCCGCTCTCGCAATGAGGAAAGAATGACCGAAGTCTGGTTCCGAGACCCCATCTCTTACATGAATGAGTGCGCGCAACTTCTTGTGCCTCATATCATCTGGGAAGGGCGGCTCCTAGACCAAAAGGCGATCGATGCTCAGGCTCAGATCGAGATGCATTACCCTCAGACTGCAGAGTATCGCATCTTGATCGTGCGCGACAACAGTACGACGGTCGAGCTACGTCGTGGCTTCTCTCCGGCCATGCCATTTGCCGTGTACCAGACTTGGGCATATGACCAGGACACGATCGATGATCTTGAGGACATGCTCGCCAACCCACCCGGCGAAGATATGGCGCTTTGCAGCAATCCCTCCGTCGCAGCGGATCGTCGGCCCGTCTACGGGCAAGAGCATCGGGTCATGGTGACAAGATATCCCGACGCAACGGGAACCCTGGGACGATCCTTCCTGCGGGCGCTCCAACGATTCCAGAAGGACTACCCCGAAGTCATTATTCATCTTTGGGGGTCAACAAGCTTCAGAGCTTGTTTTGGCATGGGTTTCGCTGCCGCCGACATCGAGCCATGGACGGAAGCAAGACACGGAACGCTGTATCTCCCGAGTGGACGCCGGATCAACTACGAACAGGGTGTTCAGTTTGCTCAGTGGATTCGGATGCTTGGGTTCTCACAGAACGAACTGAGTACCGTAAGTAAAAGGATTCAGTTCAATATCAAGTCGGCGCAATGGGCTGGTGAGAACTTTGAGACCAATCTGAAGTTCAAGACCAACGGTCACGATCCGGTGGACCCGAACAGTCATCACCACTTGCCTGCTACTGCTGTGAACGTGATGTCTCAGCAAATCAAGGCTGGCGAAGGGGACAAGATCACTTGTGACACATGTAGCCTGTTTGCTGCGTGCAAGTATTATCGTGACGGTGCCGTCTGTTCGCTTCCTGACACGGACGGAGCAAAGCTCGCTGGATTCTTCGGAACCCGTAGTGCTGACTCAATCATCGAAGGACTTGGAAAAGTCCTAGCGACACAAGCAAATCGCTTTGAACGAGGCGCACAGGACGAGGAATACTCACAGGATGGACTTGACCCGAACCTCACACGTCTTGGTCATGTGCTCGTTCAAGATGGAGAGAAGCTCGCAAAGCTGATCGACCCTCGCCTGGCTGCCGCTGGTGCTGCGCGGGTCACGGCATTCTACGGTGGACAGCACATTCATACTGACACACCGAATTCGCTGGTGGCGTCTGTAGTGCATGAACTTGAACAGCGTGGCATTGCTCGCGATGACATCACAACTGAGATGGTCGAAGAGTATGTCATGCAGGAACATTCTCGCCAGGCGATTGATGTCAGAAGTCGTCCATGAGCAATCTGAACAAGTTAGCCGAAGAACTTGAGTGGCTCAAGAAGAACCCAGCGTTCATTGAGCGTCCTGCGACACTGATCGAATTCCTTGGACCTGAGTACCTGAACATCGAAAAGGGTGTTCGGAAAAGGATTAAGGAAGAACTGAGCGAGATTCTCGGCAAGGAAGTCTCCGGAACACATCCCACCAAGTATCCACTTGCGATCGTCACGGGTGGTATCGGAATTGGCAAGACAACGATTGCAAGTGTCGTTCTGCCATATCTCGCCCACTGGTTGCTGTGTTTGCGTGATCCACAGGACTTCTTTGACTTGCTGCCTGGGTCTCGTATCGCCTTGATGGAGATGTCTACCAGTGAAGCTCAGGCCCGAGAGGTCGTGTTTGGCGACATCAAGGCGCGTATCCAGCACAGTCCCTGGTTCAAGAAGCACCCGATGGACCCGGCATTCAAGAACCAGATTCGCTTCGACAAGGATATCTGGATTCTCCCTGGTGACTCCAAAGACACCACGTTTGAAGGTTACAACATCTTCGGCGGTATCATCGATGAGGCTGACTCTCACCAGGTAACCGTCAACAAGGACTACGCGCAAGACGGTTACGACGCGATCGAGAACCGCATCACGTCACGATTCCAAGATCGAGGATTTCTTCTTGTCATCGGCCAGATGAAGCAGTCAGCGGGATTCGCTGCTCGTAAGTACGAAGAATTCAAGAATCGACCCGACGCTTACGCAGTACGCCTCGCAATTTGGGAATCACTTGGTGACGAATTCTTCGAAAAGGATGAGAATGGAGTTGTCAAGACTTTCGCCTACGACGTGGCGCGCAAGCAGATCATGCCCGATGGGGTAGTTGGTCTGCTGAATATGTCTGAACAGGTGATGATCATTCCAGAGGTCTATCGGCGTGCTTTCAAGAACAATCCGGAGAAGGCGCTAAAAGACTTGGCTGGTATTCCGCCCGCCGTGAATGACCCGTTCATCAGTCTGGTGAACAAGATCGATGCTGCACGTGATCGGTGGATAATTCGCTACCCAGGACTCAAGTCGCCCGTCCGCGTGGATGGGCGACTTGAGCCGTGGTTCAAGGCACACAATACCTTGCAGAGAGCCGTTCACATCGACCTTGCGTATTCAGGTGAGGGTGATGCTCTTGGATTTGCGATGGGTCACGTGCCTGAGATGGTCGTGCGCGAGGGTGAGCGCAAGCCATACATCGTCATTGACATGCTGCTTCGTATCAAAGCTCGCCCCGGTGGAGAAATCTTCCTTGCAGATATTCGCAAGTGGGTTTACATGCTCATCGATGATCTGAAGTTCAAGATCAACCGAGTAACCATGGACGGCTTTGAATCCACAGAGACAATGCAGCAACTGCAGCGACGGAGAATCAACGCCGAATACTTGTCAATCGACCGAGATGTCTTGCCGTATCATGATCTTCGTGAAGCGATTTATGAAGATAGGATTGACTATCCACCTTACGTCGTGGAAATCCAGATGGACTCTGGAAGTATCCAGCAGGAAATTCTTATCCACGAATTGACGCATTTGATGGACACGGGCAAAAAGATCGACCATCCTTTGAACGGCTCCAAGGACGTAGCTGATTCCGTAGCTGGTGTGACTTTCTCCCTGATGGGCGATCGGCGCTACCACAGAAACGGTGTCAACTTGGACACCAGTCAGCATCACGAGAATTCTTTCCCGAGTCTGGCTGGTCTACAACATCCAGCCTACCGGGGAGATTCTGGCCTATCGGCCCCCCTCCCTCCGACATGGAGATGATGACAGATGACCCTCTTGGATGCAAGGGGACGACCGATCGACAAATCGCAGTATCGGAAGTCCGCTTCAGCGATTGTTGAACCGAGAGTTGGCGACAAGTTTGGACAGTGGTCCGGTCGCGAAGGTGTCCTTTTGTCTCTCCCTGGTGGAGCAGTTCTTCAATTCGATCTGAGTCGGTTGACGCTTGCGGATTATCGCGCCATGCGTCAGCACTACCAGTTGGGTTCCAGCTTGAATGTGCTGACCTTCATCATGCACGGCATGGACTGGTACATCGAGAGCGAGAACAAGGAAATGGCCTCGGTGATCGAAGGCAACATCCGTGAGATGTGGACTCCGCTGATTCGGGCAATTTCGCAAGGCTTTTGGGCTGGGTTCGGGCCGAACGCCGTGAACTACGAATTCCGCGACGGGTACAACTTGATCAGCAACATCAAGGACTTGGTTCCTGAAGAGTGTCGCGTCGAGTGGAAGAAGATCATGGGGTGGGCACCGGACGGCAAGGTCAAGCCGTCGCTGTACAAGTACAACGGTCTCAAGCAAACCGGATTCTGGATTCCTCCCGAGAACTGTGTTCATCCAGATACACGGATTCTGTGCGCCGACATGGTGTGGCGTCGCGCTGGTGACTTGCAGGTTGGCCAGAAGATCGTAGCGTTTGATGAAGATGACGCTCATCTTCCTGGCGGCAAGGGTGGCCGTTGTTACCGAACGGCCGAGATTCAAGTCAACAATGCGGGACGCAAGCCTTGTGTTGAAATCAGTACCGACCTTGGTGATCCAATTCTTGCAAGTACTGATCATCCATTCTTGGTACGTCGTCGTGCGGTGCTTGCTGGTCGTCAACGCGATCCAGCAACAGGTCGCATGATTACAACCAGTGACGGCATCTACTCGGACCGTTGGATTTGGAAGAACGCTGGCGACCTGGTTCCTGGCGACGAGGTTGGATTCTTTGGTCAACCGTGGGAACATGAATCATCGGAAGAAATTGGTTGGCTTGCAGGAATCTTTGATGGAGAAGGTTCTCTCTCGGTGAATCCTGTTTGTTTGCAGATTTCACAGAACAGTGGAGTTGTGCTTGACAAGATCAAGACTCTCCTTGCTGAGAACAAGTTTGAATTTACTGCGACTCCAAATACTCGTGATCGCTGTGTTCAGGTAACAGTGCTTGGGGGGCGTCGAGAAATCATTCGGTTCCTGTCTCTTGTTCAACCAGTCCGGTTTATGGATCGAGATTTGAGTTTCCTTTGGGATGGTGTAGCCCTCAAGATTAACAAATCTGTGAGTTTGGCGACTGTCACTTACGTCAATTCGATGGGCGAACAGCCAATCGCAAGCATTCAGACCAGTTGTGGAACGTTCATCACTGAAGGATATCTTACGCACAATACGCTCTGGTATCCGTGTCTGATGGAGAACGGTGACTACTACGGACGCAAGCTTCTCAAGGCAGCATTCCCGTCGTGGTTCTTCTCCAACTTGATGCACTTGTTCGCCAACAGGTACTACGAACGCTTCGGTGAGCCGCTTCCCATTGGGCGCGGTCGCTTTGAAAGCGACGTGGACATGGGTGGTGGCAAAGTTATGAGTGGCAAGGCTGCGATGGAGCAGATTGTTCAAAGCATCCGCAGTCGTGCAACTGTGGTCCTGCCGTCCGACCGTGACCCACAAACCAAGGAATACGACTTCGACATCGAATATCTGGAAAGTCAGATGCGTGGTGCTGACTTTGAACGGTACATGTCTCGCCTGGACGAAGAGATGTCCTTGGCTGTGTTTACGCCCGTTCTGCTGTTCAGGACCGCTGATGTTGGTTCGTACAACCTTGGAGTGCAGCATCTCCGTATCTTCCAACAGATGCTGAACGCGCTGTCGGGTGACATTCAGTTCTACTTGCAGAACTACCTCGTTGATCGCCTCAAGGTTCTGAACTTCCCCGGTAGCGAGAATGTCTCATGCAAGTGGGTATTCAGGCGTCAGGGTAACGCCGACACTGAGATGTTCAAGGAGGTTCTGGTTGAGTTGATTCGTCAAGCACGTGGAATGCCTGACCTGGAAGAGTTGGGTCGGATCACAGGAGTCAAGCTCGACAAGATCGAAGAGTTGACCGCGCCCGCGCCCGACCCGACGACGGACCCCCAGGGCGACCCGACTCCGAAGCCAACGGTCAAAGCAGGTCGTCACGTTCTTGAGGAAGCAGCAACACGCGTTGCTCGCGAGGTTGGGAGTGGCAAAGTACAAACGGCTCTTGGTTATCGCAATCGGTTCATCGATGCGTTGACCCGAGATGGTGTCGCCATTCAAGATGCTACAGCCTTCACTGACAAGTTGTACGCCAAGATCAACGGTGTGATTACGCAGGCAGCGCCGGTAGTTGATTCCGGTGAAGAGATGAAGGGCATTCTCGAAAAGGCTTTTGACCTTGAAATGGTGAGCTAGCGATGGTGGACTTGCACAGTGGCCTGGAGGTTCGGTGTCATTGTCGACTTCGTCCACTACTTGCAAAGTGTGGTCTTGATGACGACGGCGAACCGTTTGTTCACGTCAAGGTATGGAAGGGCAAGCGTCTGTACACCGAAGTTCTCGCCACGGGTGGTGATGTGAAGATTCGCTGTCGTGAATGTCTCCGCTGGCAAACTATTCGGGTGGTTCGTGGTGCGCCCATTCTGCAGGAAGAAAAGCAAAGAATTTCGTGATAGTGCTTGCGGACGTTCAGGCGAATGGAGCATGATCTGAGCTATGCCCACCGCAGTCGCAAAGCCGAGAGCAATCTTCGCTAGCGACAACCGTCCCTCTGCGACCTTCCAAGGTCACACCATTGACTGGCAGAGCGACAGCACCGCGATCGTGCGGGGAGTTGAAGTATTCAAGGCTGGCACCTTCCGCGATTCGTGGGGAGACCAGCACACTTGGTTGCCGGAACATCTGGCACTCATGGCGTCGAACTTCGACTTTCTGAAGAACAATGACATCTTCCCGAACGTACCGACGCGGCGCGACCACAGCTTCAGCATCGACAAGGTGATGGGGTACATTGAGGGTCTTGCGACAAATGGGCAAAAGCTTTTGGCGGATATTCATGTAACGGAGCCGACAGAGGTTGACAAGTTGGCGCGGGGCACCTATCGTTCCGTTTCACTGGAAGTCGGCATGTATATCGACAACAACGAGACCGCATACTGGCCTGTTTGTTTCGGTGTCGCTTATGTCGATATGCCTGCAGTGGAAGGTCTCCACGGCAAGCAGAAGGAAGTCAGCTACTTCAGCATGATTCCACAAGGAGAGCAAATGTCTGGACAGAACGGAACAGCGGGTGCTTCGGTCGAAGATCGCCCACCGGCGACAACCATCAACGTCTTTGGGTCTGGTCAGATGTCCACGACACCGGGACAGAGCAACGTGACAACGACACCTGCTCCAACCACAGCGGGATCGACGGCTCCGGCTGCACCGCCTGCGGCTCCGGCCCCAGCCCCAGCAGCCACGACCTTCCGAATCAACGGCGCAGAGACCGTTGATTTCGCTGCCGTCCAGCGTCACATCGACACTCTGGAGGCCGTCGTCAGGACGACCGACGAAGATGCTCGCAAGACCTTCGTGTCCGACCTCGCCAAGGCTGGCAAGATCATCGCCGCCCAGGTAGAAGGGATGCAGGCGTTCGCACTGAGTCTGCAGACGGATTCGTTCGACGCTTGGAAGAAGACCTACGAGGGCGCGGAAGCGTTGCCGATCATGCAGCCGCACGGCAAC